ACCTAAAACTCCTGTAAGTGCTTTTTCTTGTGCATACGATATAGTTCCAGCTAAGCCACTTGCATTTACACCTGTTAACGCTACAGTTAATTCTGGTGACGCTATTCCTACAAATCCACTAGCAAATGTGCCGTCTTCATTTTCAGCCGTACTTGCTAATACTGTTCCTATTGCACCGCTAGCTCCGACACCGGTCAAAGCTATGGTTATTGTTGGTACTTCAGTCCCTACTAAACCAGTTCCTACTACGCCAGTTAACTCAAGCGTTCCGCCCCAACCATTATCGCCCCACGCATTATTACCCCAGCCCAGAGCCATACGTCACCTTAAGTTGTTGATAAGCGTACTAAAGCAGTGGAAGTTGTATTCGATGGCATTGTTAAAGTAAAGTTACCAGCAGTAATTGTCTGTGAACCAAAGGTATACACGGCAACTGCCTTGTTAGACTGAGTTGAGTTATATAACAACATGGTGTCAAATGCAGTAGACAGTGTTACTGTCGTGTAAGTAATACTTGCAGATGGTGTCCAATACCCTACGCCAGCCGTTGTAGATGAGTTTGTAGATGCGGGATTAGTTGCACCTGTAACCGTTACCCCACCAGCCGTATATCCTGTACCTGTTACTTCACCAGTTGCGCTATACGCAGTAGTAGAAGCATTAAGCGTAGCAGATGCTAGATATAACGCCGCTTTAAATGTATTTGCTGTACTTGCAGTTTGCGCTGGATTAGCTGAACTAAAGTTATGGGTTGCGCTTAAAAGCTCACCCAAAAACGAAGTACACATTGATTGAGTATTTGCCATGATTTATCCTAAAGTTGCCCCGACTAGATCGGTAAATGGTGAAGTTTTAAGGGTTACATGAGCAGAACGGTGGACTAGTTCACCATCTAGCCAATACTCTGTCCAAGTTGTGTATTCAACGTCATTATCAACTGAACCTTCTTTTTTTTCAAGAAGGGAGTCATCCATTTCGCCTTTTGTTGTTGTAACTAACATAGTATCCTAAGCCTGTCTAATTACTGCAGATGTTGATGTATTTGTTGGAAAAGTAATTTGGAACGTAGCATTACAGGTTTTATCTGCCCCAAAATTTAAAATAAATATTGAAGCATTACTCCTAGTAACATTATAAAACAAAGCACCCCTACAAGTAAATGCTGCAGGACTCCATAATAAGTTATCAAAACTAATATATAAAACGCCCGAGGCGGCATCAGTATTAATTGTTGTACCTGTAACAAGTTTACCCCCTGCTGTGTAGCCCGTACCTGTAATCTCACCTACCGTTGTGTATGCTGTGGTAGCACCTGTTATATTAGCACCACCGTTATATAAAGCACAGTATATAGTATCAGTAGCTAAATTCTGTCCAGCTTGGACAGCTTGAGATTTAAAGGAAGTGGTGATGGTTTGAATTATCATTTAACTGGGTACCTAATCTGCCCATCTCTGTACGCATCACCACGTTCTTTACCATCACCTAATTGTTTGAGTAACAACATTGCATCGCCATAGCGTTGAGCATACAAAGCCACAAGGTCAGCTTCACCTTTCATAAAGGTAATCGCTTCACATAAACAGCCGTTTAACAAGGCTGTATCAAAGTTATCACCAAGCCAAGTAGTACCAGAAGTAACAATAGACTCTGGGTAGAAGAAATAATGTAACTCCATGTTGTAAGCTTTATCTGGAGTCGGTCCTAGTATAAGACTCAACTCAGCAGGGTATGTATATTGAGGTCCAAATATGGCGTAGTATTGGGGTAAACCCGTATAGTTTGGTAGTGTGTATGACTCACGAATAAAGTTAACATCTTTATCAAGCAAGTAATTATACTCACCTTGGAATATCATTGAACCTGATACTGTGCCACTATTGACAACCGATAAAGAAATTGTAGTACTAGCAATACCAATTACTAAAGCACCTGTACCAATTCCGGTACCTGTAACAGACTGCCCTATAACAATATTAGTGTTACTAGATACAGTAATTGTGTTTAATCCAGATGTTCCAGTAGCCGTAGGAGTAGCGTAGGAGTAAATAGCTAAAGAAAATACAGACAAAAAATCATTCGGACAGGCTACATACTTGTTAGCCGGACTCGTAACCCCTATCACATTCTTTCGGAGTGATGGTAACTGAACAGAGTTATAAATCTTCTGTTCAGTCTGTTGGGTAAATGTAGCGAGTTCAGTAGCTGTAAAAGTGTTTTCTGTATAACTCTGAATTGCAGCACATAATTGTGTGTAGTTCATTAGCCCATCGGTCCTCTAGCCATCACACCTTTAGTAGCAGCGCCTGTACCACGGATTTTAATAGCACCGTTAGGATTCTCTGGAGTATAACTTCCCTTACTAATTCCACCAGCAGAGATGTTCATCTTATTCATGCGTTCAGCGCCAGTACTATACTTGCTATCTTCTTGAATAGAACTTTTCTTGCCGTTCATAGTATGTGGTTCGGCATAAACTTCTGCGTTACCAACTTCTTTACCCATTACTTTCTTAGAAAACTTTGCCATTATCTGCCCCTTTGTGCGGCTACTTTAGCCATGTTTCGTCCCATAGACTTCATGTTGGAATTAATTTTACCAACACCATTCTTCATCGGTCCGTTTTCAATTTTTATATTTGGTCCAGAGTCACCAAGGTTTGTACCTTTAGTTTTTCCAGATTTAGTTATGCCATCGGCTGCTTTTCTGAATCCCATTTTACACTCCTTAAGTTACTGTAATTGTTACATCTGATACTAGCCAAGCTGGTGCTAAATAGTTAGGTGTTAATCCTGCATCATTTGCTCTTGACCCACCAACAGGGTACCAACCCCATTGTATAATTCTACTACCTAATTCGGGATAACCGTTAGAATCTACACTATTATTATTCGCAACAGTTACTTGTAAACCACTTGTTCCAGAAGCATAATAACTTATATCAGGTCTTGGCTCCCTTACTGCTTGCGGGTCATTAACCGGATACATACCCAATCTTAACTGCGGTTGATCAGGTTCCCAACACTCAGGACATACTAAAATATTAACCGTTTTGGTTTTAATTACAAGCTTCTTTAATACCTTGAGCATATACCGTTGACCACAACGATCACACTCCGCAATACTGTGTTTACCCGAAGCAAATCTATTAGGCATATATTACCTATAAAAAGACATACGAGGAACATATCTACTTGCTGCTTTTTCCCTATCTTCTTGAGCAGCTAAATCAAACTGTTGTTCATAATCAGCTTTTAACAATTGGGCACGGTTTGGGTCTACTTCCGGTATCTTAATGCTTAAATAGTAAGCAAGCCCAGCCGCCATACATGGTATCCATCTAAACGGTATGTCCTGCATATATACACCCCCGCCTCCAGCATCCTGTATACGGCGCATCCTATAGTAAACAAAGGTGTAAGTAGTGCCTGTTTCAGGAGTGGGCCAAACATTAATATTTGGTAAGTAGTTAATAGATACATATGTTAATACAGGATGTGTAGCAGCAGTTGTACCGTTCTGCGCACGAGAACAATTTAATAGTTGATTATTTGCTGTACTTACCGCTTGGTAATAAATAGTTTCAGCGTCAATATTTACAAATCCGTTACTAGGAAGTAACGCAACATTGCTTACAGTAATTGTTGTAGCAGTAGTAGTTACAGCAGTTGCTACTGTAACTGTTGTTGGGGAAATATTCCCGCTCTGTCTATTTACCCAAACTTGGATTGGTCTACCTGTAGTTGTCTTATTAGGAATCGTCATATAGGTAGGTTCAGAAATCCGACTAATATTAATATCTTGCTGGTTAACTTCACCATTATTAGTACGAGTTACCATGTCTAAAAGGTCTATGGTATCTACAGGGTATGGGTAGGAAGCTTGTCCTGACACTAAAGTAATTGCGCCTTGGTCAACTGTCCATAAGTTAATACCACGATTAGCCCATTCAATCGTTAGAATGTTCATACTACGGCGAGCAGTCTTCAGGTCGTAGCCTGTACGTAGCTGTTTACCACAACGCTCAAAAGCCTCTTCAACGAGGTTATTTAGGTCAAGGTCAAATGCGGAAGTGCCGCTAGTTGTCATTACTTCCTCTTTTTAGCCGTCTTTGCTGAATTGATGAAATCCATTGCGGAGGGAGCGCCTTTGGCTCCGACTTTCCGCATTTTCTCTTTAGAACCAGCAGCAATTCTTTTACGCTTTGCATTAATGTTTGCATATAAGCCCACCTTACCACCTTCAGCAAATTGAGTAAAATCCGTATCGTCTCTGCGGGCTTTCTTTTTACCACCCGGCATTTTGGATGGGTCTATTGCCCCCATTCCACGAGAGGCTCTCATACCATCTTCCCACGAGTTTTACCACGAACACAACAGCCATCAGCACGTTTAGAAGCAGAACCAACTTTACCACCTTTAGCATATTTCTCAGGGGTTATAGTTATTTCTTTCTCTATAGTAACTTCTTTCGCAGGTTCTTTTCCTTTTGATTTTGTTCTACGGGTTTTAGACTCTTCACGAGTCTCCCCACCAAGTTCTTCGTTAATAACTTCAACGGGATTGGCTAGACCTTTAGTATCTAAAAAGTTACTAGCCTTATCGCTTAGACCTTTAATAAAATCTCTCATGTTAGCAGTACCTTCCGCCTTTAGACATCTTAACCATTGTACCTTTAGTTAAACCTTTTTTAGCTACGCCATTAGCTGATTTACGGAATGTTCCGCCTTTAGCTAGTTTAAGGTCTGTACCTTTACCACCTTTGTGTTCTTGGGCATCGTGTTGTTTCATGGCTTTTTTGATCATTGCTTTATCTTGCGCTGTATCATTTTTAGCCATACCACCCATAGCCATTTTCTTGACCTTACCACCTTTTTTCATCATTCCGGGAGTTCCGGGTTCAGGAGAACCAGTTTGCATCATTTGATTGTCCATACCCATGCGTCCGCCTACAGGAGCCATAGGTGCTCGTGGCATTGATCTTGGGGGCATCATTGGTTTTTTCTTAGCCAATAATGCTGCCATCATTTTTGGGTCCATCTTAGGAGACATTTTTGAAGCCATCGTATCACCACCTTCATTAAAAGTTTTGCCTTTGTCGGCAGTTGAAAAATCACGTCCCACGGATTGTGGAACACCTACCTTCTTAGCAAAAGCTTTATTATGAGCAATTGCTTCCATAAATTTGTGTTGCTTTTTACTGCTACTTGGCATCTTTCTTTCCTAACCAGCCTTGAACTGTTTTAGTTTCGTAGATACGTATAGCCGTCCAGACTATAGTAAATATAGCGCCAATAGAGGGTAGCATATCCATTAATGTTCCTACTACAGTTACTAAAGATAAAGCATCAATTACATACTTTATGTTCTCATTTAAAGTGTCCATCAACATTTCCACCTTTTTAAACTTGCGGCTTTCCTAGTTGGTTTGCCGTTCTCGTCTTTCATTGGTCCGGGCATTCCTGACATCCTAGCGCAGAATGACCTCTTTCTTGCACCGCCTTGCGGTTGCGGAGCCTTTAGATTAGACCCCGTAGCCGCATTGTACTTAGCTCTACCCTTGGCAGTAAGACCCGCCCCTTTAGATACAGGTAGCTTCTCACCCCTACCAATAGCAAGAGACGGACCTTTTTTCTTAGCCATAAAATATAGTAATTCCAGTTACTGAACCTACACTCAAAGTTAAATATAAACCTTCTTTTGCTACAATCCCTTCACCGGGAATTAATATACAAGTTGT